GCCATTATCTGCCGCAGAACCTGCGCTATTGTTAAAAGGAGAATCATCAGTAGTCCCAACCAACAAGTTGCCGCTTGCATCAAGGCGCATGGCTTCTGAAAAACTAATAGCAGATCCAGCAGAGCCACTAGCCGCTTGATCAAAGCTAATCACGTTGTCATTAATAAACATACGTGCCGCCGCACCAGTAGTAATATAGCTATCTTGATCACTGGCGTTGACGTAGTAGTTAGATGCAAACATCGCATCAACCGTAGTATCTGATTTTCTAGCGACTAAGTTACCCGTCCCGCCAAATTGAATGTGTTGCCATGTTGGGCTTGAGCTAGACGCAGGAACGACACCAATACCGACGTTACCGCTGGAGTCGATGCGCATGGCTTCTTGTTGATTATTTACCTTAAATATCATGTCGTTGACATTGTTGTCATAGGTAACTGAACCCGCACTGGCGTCGCCTTGGTCGCCAAACAACACCGTTGCGTTTCCTGTGTTGGAACTTCTAATATTTAAATTTACATTTGCATTATTTTTATTTAACTCAAGGTCTTGATTTGCACTGCTAGTGCCAATACCGACGTTGCCACTTGCATCGACATTTAGATTATTTCCTGACAGCCCAAGAGTTTGGCCTAGCGACATCTTGCCAGAACTTACGTTTACGTAGCCTGTGTCAGTACCGTCTGTGATAACAATACGAGCGGCTGTATCAGTTGAAGCAAAGGTAGCTACATTTTCAGAAGCAGTTGAAACATGAAGGGTTGTAGAAGGCGAAACTGCACCAATACCCAAAGACTCCGCAGACGCATCCCAGAACAACTTCGCAGTTGTGCCAGTATCTTCGTAGAAGCTGATATCTCCGTTTTCGTCAAAAAATGCAATATTTTCTGCCGCAGAGTGTCTACGGAAAAAATAACCTTTATCGTTAGGGTCGTTATTGTCCGCATCAATATTAAACACAAGGCTTAAGTTACTATTAATTTGTGGAGAACTGCTTGCATTTGAAAACGCAATGTTGCCATCAACAGTCAAACCGTCGCCAACAATTGTCCCCGTAACGTCGATGCCTGTGGCGGTGGTGTCTAGCTTTGTTGCATTATCGTAATAAAGACGAACGCCTGCGTTTTTCTGACCACGCACCATATTCTCGCCTTCGTCACTTTGCATAATGACATAAGAGGCTCCACGTAGTTGAAGGTTGCCTGCACCAGAATCTTGAATAATGCTATTAGATCCATCATGATAAATCTGTAGGTCAGAGCCAGCACCAAAGATGGCCTTGCCGTTATCAGCAAAGTTAAGACTCTCAGCACTAGCGTCCCATGTAAGCTTTGCAGTTGTGCCAGTGTCTTCGTA